GGTCGTCGGCTGTGTCGCACGTCAAAACGGCAAAAGTTTTTTGATGCAGCTTAGAATCTTGGGCGGTCTTTTCCTATGGAAAGAGTCGCTGCAAATTGGTTCAGCCCACACGCTATCTACATCGCTGGAGCAGTTTAGGCAACTGGTGTCCGTCATTGAAAGTAGCGATTACTTGGCCAAACAGATTAAGCGCATCCGGTGGTCACATGGATCAGAGGAAATCGAAACGTTGCACGGCACGCGCTTTATTATCAAGGCAGGCGGGTCATCTGCCCGTGGTGTAAGTAAGCCGGAAACTATCCACCTTGATGAGCTGCGCGAAATGACCGACCTTGAATCCTTTGCGTCCCTGCGTTACACCTTGATGGCGGCGAAAAATCCCATGATCATCAGCTATACAAATGCCGGAGATGCCGCGAGCATTGTGCTGAATCAATTTAGACAGCGCGCGATGCAAGCCATCGGCGGGGCAAAAGATGACATCGGCTATTTTGAGTGGTCTGCACCAACGGATGAGGTAAGCCTAGAAAATGCGGCCTATAGCAATCCGGCACTTGGCATCACTATCCATCCCGACAATATCCGCGCGGTGTTTAATGACCCGCCCGACGTAGTGCAAACGGAAGTCCTTTGCAGATGGGTACAATCGATACAGAGCTGCGTGGATTCTTCAAAATGGGCTGCATGTTCAGAGCCGGACTTTGACCTCAAGGAAGATGAACTCACATGGCTTGGCATCGATCTAAGTCCGGACAGAAAATTTGCCGCCCTAGTTGGCGCGCAGAAGCTAGGAAACGAAACCTTTGGCGTGAAGCTACTGCACACATGGGAAAACCCGTTGCAGCTTGATGACAAGGCCATTGCAAATGACTTGGCCGTTTATGCGCGTAAGTATCCAATTGAGCATGTCCTTTACAGCCGTCGCACAAGTGGCGCGGTTGCGTCCCGCCTTGCACCAGCCGGAATCCCGACCTTTGACATGGACGCGGCCTACCCACAAGCATGTGACGAAATGTTGGGCGCGATTAACAGCGGTCGTTTGCGGTACAGGCCAAACCCTGAATTGACAGCCCAAATGCTTTCAGCGGTTCAGCTGCGTAGAGGCGATGGAGGTTGGGTTATTGGAAGGCGCGCGTCATCGACGGCAGTAGCGGCCAGCGTTGCTACGGCATTGGTTACACACTTTGCGACACGCCCAGAGACAGACCTAGACATTATGGTGGGTTGAGTGCTATATCGAGCCTAAAATTACGGCATGGGTCTAATCAATGTGCTATTTCCAAAGGTAGAGGCATCTAAGCCTGTACTTGAGGTTGATGCTGCGAGCGTCGCACCTTATTACAGCGAGACATCGCCATTTTTCTTTGCAGGTATTACACAAGCTACACGCGCGGAAGCTGTAAGCATCCCAGCGGTTTCACGATCTATTGGAATCATCCAAACAATTGCATCATTGCCTATGCACGTGCGCAATGTTGCAACTGGTGAAAAAGTACAAGCACCACGCGTTATCAATCAACCTGACCCACGCATCGCCGGAAGTGTGTTTTGGTCTTGGTTGATTTCAGACCTTATCCTGCATCCAAGCGCGTATGCATACGTCACAGAGCGTTATGCAGATACGGGCAGAATCCGAGCAATGGAACGCATTGCACCGGAGCGCATTGCAATTCAAACAGATGGCAAAGGTTATGAAATTGTGGCGTACCAAATCGACGGCAGCTATGTCGATCCAAATAATCTTGTTGTTTTCCAGGGTGACGGCGAAGGTTTATTAAATCGCGCAGGCCGCACAATCAAGGCCGCAGCTGCACTTGAACGTAGCGCAATGAATTTTGCTAATGAGCCAATTCCTCAAATGGTCTTGAAATCAAATGGCACATCGCTACCAGCTGACAGAGTTGCAAAGTTACTATCGTCATGGCGTACAGCGCGACAAAATAAATCAACGGCATTTTTAAACGCTGACGTGACTATGGAAACCCTAGGTTATGATCCAAAATCAATCCAGTTAAACGAAGCGCGCAATTATGTAGCGTTGGAATTAGCCCGTGCATGTGGCTTGCCTGCGTATTTTGTTGATGCACAACAGTCCACCTTTACGTACAGCAACGCCTTGGACAAAAGGCGCGACCTTGTGGATTTTGCGTTTAGAAATTACATGTCACAAATTGAGCAAAGGTTATCTTTTGCGGACTTTGTCCCAGCTGGCCAAGAAGTCAAGTTTGACCTTGACGATTTCTTGCGTGGCAACCCTTACGAGCGCGCGCAAGTTTATGAAATCTTAAATCGCATCGGCGCAATGTCGATCGATGAAATACGCGAGGAAGAAGACATGCTGCTATGAAAAAAGTAATCACGCCAATGACAATTACAGCCACCGATTCCGATAGCCGGACAATCACTGGTCGCATTGTGTCATTTGAAGAAACTGGCAATGCATCAATTGGCAAGGTTCAGTTTGCAAGCAATTCAATCGAAGCAACCCCAGTTTTGCTTAACCTTGAGCATGACCGCACACGCAGAATCGGTAAAACCTTAAGTATGGAACAGACCGACACAGAAATCACAGCTACCTTTAAAATCGCTCAAACAAGTGCTGGCAATGATGCGCTTGTAGAAGCTGCCGAAGGTTTGCGCGATGGATTTAGCGTCGAGGTGTCATTTGACGAATATGAAACGCTCAAGGATGGAACAGTGCGCATCCTCAAAGGTGAACTTACAGCCGTCGCCTTGACCAGTGAGCCAGCAATCCGCAGCGCACGCGTTGAATCAGTAGCCGCCACAGAGGGCGAAGAAAACGAAGATTCTGAATCCACAACAGAGGATGCAGATACCCAACCAACAACAGAAGGAGACGAAGTGGATAACGCCGTCACAACCGCGGAAGCCGTCGAGTCGGTCGAAGCCGCACAGTCAGTAACCGCATCTGCTACATCAGTTGGCAGATTCACAACAAAGCCACGCATCGAAATGACCGCAGCTAAGTATTTTGAAAACAAGGTACAGGCTGCACTAGGAAATGAAGAAGCGCGTCAGTACGTTTTAGCCGCTGATAACACAACCGACAATGCTGGTCTTGTACCAACACGTCAGCTTGCTGAAGTCATTAACGGCCTTTCAACAACAATCCGTCCATCCGTTGATGCAATCAGCCGTGGCACATTGCCTGACGCTGGTATGACATTTGAAATTCCAAAGATTACAGTTGCACCAACCGCAGCCGTTGTCGCGGAAGACGCAATCTTTAACGAGACAGATCAGAATTCTGCATTTGTTTCAGTTGATGTCAAGAAGTTTGCGGGGCAGCAAAAGTTTTCAGTCGAACTTTTCACCCGCACAAGTCCCATCTTTTATACAGAATTGCTCAATAATATGGTTGCGGCAATGGCTAAGGCACAGGACAAATACGTTAATGATCAATTAGTTGCAGGTGCAACAGCTGACGCAACAGGGATTGCAACATATCCAACAGCGGCAGAATTGCTTGCATTTATCGGTCGCGGTTCAGCATCGGTTTATGCTGCAACAGCTGGTCTTGCAAATCCATTTGCACGCAACATCTTGGTCAACACTTCACAGTGGAGCAACCTCATGTCACTTAACGACAATGGACGCCCTATCTATAACGAAGTAACACAGCCAAATAACCAACCTGGTCTTGCAACTCCTACATCGCTCCGCGGTCGTGTTGCTGGTCTTGACCTCTACGTAACAGCAAACACATCTGCTACAACAGATATTGATGATTCAATCATGATCATCAACCCAGATGCTTACACATGGTACGAGGGCAGCCAGTATCAGTTGCGTGCAGAATCAACAGCTGATGGCTCAATCACAGTAGGCGTTTATTCCTTTGGTGCGGTGGCCACGAAAATTGGCGCAGGCGCATTTGGCGTAAACAAGACTTAATCCATCACAAACTAATCATCGGCTGGTGCGCTCCCGTGCCAGCCGAGTCGAACGAAAGGAACACTTATGCCCAACATTGTGACTGCCGCCCAGCTGCGTCAGGTGTTGGGCGTAAGTGTCGCCTTATACAGTGACGCTTATCTAAACGAAATAATTAACACGGCCGAGGCCGTAATTTTACCGATGCTTGTGGCAAATACTTCATCGGTCAATGCTTACAAATTGGCTAACAATGAAGCCTATTATTACACCGAGCGCGAGCATCATTTTGTCGCTGGTCAATCAATCATCGTGGCTGGACTTCCCGCACCTTTCACCGCAACAGTTACAGTCGTCCGCGCGGGAACTTATTACTTTACCGCTGCCATCACAAACGCGGACGTGACTTTGCGCGAGATAATTCCAAATGGCACTGCCACACTTTCCGGCTATTCAGCCGTCAACATTTACACAGGCAACGACGCAATTGAGTCTGCAATTTTGGCCGTGTCGGTCGAGGTCTTCCAATCCCGCGTTGCAGCTGGTGGACAGATCGAGGGCGTGGACTTTACGGCTACGCCTTACCGCATGGGTCGCAGCTTGACCAACCGCGTATCAACTTTGCTTATGCCGTACCTTGACGTTGAGACAGTGTGCCAGTAAATGCCAGCATCCACTATTTTAAGCGACGTACGGACACCACTGGCCACTGCCTTAGCATCCGTCGCAGGAAACGTTTATGCCTATGTGCCGGAAACAATCATCCCGCCTGCCGTGGTTGTTGTACCGGATACGCCTTATTTAGAGCTTGAGACAATCAGCAAAAGTACCCTTCACGTCAAAATTAACTTTACAATTTCAGTCGCGGTTGCCTATAACAGCAACCCAGCATCGCTCGACAATATCGAGCAGCTAATCATGAGTGTGCTGGCAGTAATCCCAACTGGGTACGTTGTCAGCGTGGTCGAAAGGCCAACAGTTACACAAGTTGGAGCATCGACGCTGCTAATCGCCGACGTTCGAGTTTCTACCTACTACACACAAACAACATAAGGAGACATCATGGCAACAGTAGTAATAACAGGCCGCGACATAACCTTGTC